CCGTGCGACTTGCACCACTTTTTCCAGTCGTAGTCGGTGTTGTGGGAGCGCCAGCTCCAGAGGAAGATTTTCGTAGCCATGGTAGGTGAGGGGGGGGTAACCTACCGGGGAGAAAATTTCCCCTTAAGCTCCAATGGAGTGCGTGTGGTGCGCGTTGTGCGCGTTCTGGAATTATTTTCTAAGCTTAGGGTACAGAGCGGAAAATGTCGGGTGCGTGGAAACCCCGGAAGCGCGTGCGTCAGAACCCGGCGAGCCAGGCGTCTACGGTACTGGCTCAACTTGCGAGCATGGGAATCAGGAACTCCCAGCGGAGTTCTCGGGCCAGTTCAGGTACACGTGTTTCTGGTGCCGGCCGAGGAGGGTCCCAAACGGGCCCCGGGACTTCTAGAAGCACCGCTCGAGCTGCACGTGGCCGACGTGGCGGCGCTGGTACGATTACACGTAGGCGGAAGTATACAAAGGACGCGGGAAATACCGCGGACTACAGTAAAGTAACCAGTAACTACGGGAAGGCTCAGCCGTACGTGAAGAAGCAGTTGTCAATAGTGAATTCAAATACCGAGAAGACGGTGTGGGTCTTTCGCGCCATTAACAAGGCCTGGGGCCAGACAGGGTTTCACAGTTTGAATTGCAACCAGCCTGGCGGGGTGCTGACATCACTGTTTGCCCCTTTGCATATATATGATTTGACGTGTGTCCCAAATGCGAACGGTACTACAGCTACCGCGCAAACCGTGGGATACCATTTAGGGTTTACTAACGAGACTACGACGGCGAGTACTATATGGACCCCATTGACTAATAATGTGACCGGCAGTACGCAGTGGATTGCCATGACATCCCCTCATGGAAATCCCGAGAGGATGGAGGGTGGTCAGTCATATCTCGAGTGGGCGAATGTGAAGCTGCTGTTGTACGCTCAGACGCAGTTTCCGACCAAGGTTAAGATTGACCTGGTGCAATTTACCAGGGATACGCTAGTTCCGTCCCCTGACGGAGGTACTAGCACGCCTGAGGCCGATGCTTTCTGGCAGTCTCTGACTCACTCGTATATGTGGAATCCCATTCACCCTGTGAACGGCAACTATAAGAAGTACCTGAAGGTACTGAAGACCGTTGTTGTGGAGATGGACGCTAAGGAGACAGACGAGAACACTCCAGCTCGGTACAAGGAAGTCAATATGTTCCTCAAGCTTGGAAGAAAGCTAAATTATCGGTGGTTAGAGAACGATCTAGCGTCGTTTACCGGTGCTAATTCGAACCCTGTGAATACAATTGAGGCTCAGACCAACACGGCTGCTAATCAGTCGCGTGTGCATCCACGTCGGAGACTATTCTTGATGATTCGTTCCGTGTCGCCGTTGCTATTTCCCAATGGAGTAGCTAGTGCTGCAAACACGGTGACCTACGACATCTCGATGACTAAGAAACATCTCAATCTTGCACCGAACTTTTAAATCGGTGTGGCGCCGCCGCCTCGCCCACCGGGCGGCGGCGACAACACCGTATGCAGTGCAGGAACGATCATAGCGATCGTATCCGTATAATTACAATCCCGTAGGTTCCAATGGTTCCAATCTTCTCAGGAAAAATAATATATATTGGAACTAGGATTTTTGGGTGTTCTTCCAGCGTAGCGCCCCAAAAATCCCACTAAGATTCGTCTTGAGGATTGGCAAAGGAGCCCGCATAGGGTTGCAAGACATGATCGTCGTCTATCTCCCATAGCTTCCAGCGGTCCAGGGAGAGGAGGCTCATGAGCGGCTTGGTGTTTGTGAACACCCAGATCGCCGGCGAGTGGAAGTCGTAGGTTTTGTAGTGGTATCGGGTATCGAAGACTATCCCGTTCTTGATTTGCTCGATGCCTGCGTACATCGAGCGGAGGTCGTCTTGCTTGAGGCCCCGGGGGATATCGAAGATGAAGCACCCCGGGTCCCGGTTGTCGTGGTCCATGAGGATGTTGCACACCATCTGGGACACCTCCTTGAAGCAGTTGAGAGGAGGGATGACGTAGCCTTTGCCGTAGATCTGCATGAGCCTGGCGAAGGATGACTTGCCGTTGTGCCCGACGTGGTCGATGATCACGTTGATAGTGCGATAGTCGCGGTTGGGCACCGAGTTCCAGATGACGGTCTGGAACGGGCGAAGGTTCTCGAGGATGCCGTCGTATTGGCGAGGCACGAAGATCTCCTTTTCTTTGTCGGACCACGGGCCGTCGACGCGGGTCTCCTCCTTGGTGACGTAGAACTCCTCGGAGCCGCCCTTGATGCTCGCGTTTGCGACGGGCTCAAAGTATTCCGGTAAGGGATGCATGACCGAGAGGCATGTCTTCTTGTCGCGCTTGACCTTCAGGGAAATGATCCCCTGGTAGTGCTCGCGTTCGGTGTTCTCGCCGCGCTCGAGCTGAAAGCACCAGTGCTTGCCGTGCGACTTGCACCACTTTTTCCAGTCGTAGTCGGTGTTGTGGGAGCGCCAGCTCCAGAGGAAGATTTTCGTAGCCATGGTAGGTGAGGGGGGGGTAACCTACCGGGGAGAAAATTTCC